CGCTGGGTGTTGTCTTGGTTCGAGCGGATGATGTCGCACTTGTCCTGCTGAAGCTGGAAACCGAGTGCCGAGAAGCCTCGCTCTATGCTGCGGTTGTTGAAATCGAATCCTCGCTGCATTGAGTTCTGGATGTCCTTCTGCCCCAGCTGGTTCTCGTAGCCCATCTTGATGATGTTCTGCTGGGTCTGGCAGCAACAGTCCTTCAACTGCTGGATGATGTTGAGGTTTCCGAGGTTCGCTGCGTTGATTACTCGCTCTGCGCTGAGACCAACCTTGCCGCCTACATCTTGGATTGCTGCCTGCACGCCACAGACTGCATTCTGCAGCTGGTTCATATCGCAGTTAAGATTCTGCGCCAGCTGACCAAGAGCAACGTTGTTGCCCTTCACTGCGTCCATCAGGAGAGCCGTATTATTGCCGTCCTGCATCTGTGTGCGAAGGCTCGCAATCTGATTCTGCAATTCCGTGTCCTGCAAATTGCCGCCACGGTTATTCCAGTCTCGCATCCAAGCCATCATCATCATATAGGCAAACGGGTTATTCATCCAGTTGCCCATACCACCGTTCATTGCTGCCAGCATAGTCGCTGGATCATTGTCTCTACCTCTAGCGAGCAAAGCTGCTGCCAGGTTGTCATTGCCACCGTCCCCAGTGCAATAGACCTTCTCAATTGTGTCTGCCATAAAATTTTGAGTTAATTACGTTACGGAAACAAAATATTTGAATCCGCTGCAAAGATACTCTGATTTTTGGCTCGCTCCAAAAAGTTAGTGCAGGGGTATTTATCGAATTATTTTCAAAGAACGCTTTTGGTTGTTTTCTTTTTGTTTCTTAATTAAATACAAATCGGCTCAACGTCCTTGTTTAGAAGGGTCGCTTGTGCCGTAGCAAGTCGATAAACTCGAGACGTGCTGATATAGGTGTAAGCCATCTTGCAAAGATGCCTAACAGCTGGAACGGTGCGGTTTAATACGGTCGCAATGGTCGTTATGCTGAATCCTGCGTGTATCATCTGCTCAACGACCATACATCTTGTCATTACGAGGTTTTCTGCTCTCGACTTGCCGAGAACGTCTTCTCTCGTAATGCTCAACTCTCCGTTCTGAAGTTCAATAGCACAACACTTGATTACGTTGTCTATAACTCGCCATAGTTCTTTCTCCTTGTCATTCATCTCTGTTCTCTTTTTGTTCTTCCTTTGGCTCGTCAACCTCTCGGAAGTCCTCGGGCGTGTCAAGGTGGGGAACGTCCAACTTCTCCCCACCAATGAAATACGAATACCCTAGATAAATCTCCTTGCCATAGTTCGTGCCATCTGCGATGCGCTCGAACGTCTTGCCATCATCAGCGATGATGTGCTTGTCGTTGTCTTTGTCTATCTTCATATCCTAATCGTTTATGTTGTCAATCCATACTTCTGTCTCTCTTCTTCCGTTAACTTGCTCCATCCGACAATCTTGTCTGCAAAAGCACTCCAGTTCGTTGCTGTCTTGTATGCCTCTATCGCCGAATCTGGGACGTATATTTTTAACTGAATTCCGCCTGGAATTGTTTCACTGTCTATAGTGCAAGGTGTGGCAGTTCGAGCAATGAGCTTCTGCATATTATCACAATTACAGTAGGTTCTTTCGTGACGAGCATTGGACTCTTTACAGAGTGGCAGAAAACCGACCTTTAAGGCTGTGTCGTTTAAGAATACACTATCAAAACGATAAGTTTTCACGCTCTTATCAAACAGGTTGTACGGGAATTCCTCTAGCTTTTCACAATTACAGAAAAGTCCATGCCTTTGTTGGTCAGTGTCGAAGATTACTTTTACAAGCTTATCAAAAAGCCCTGCTGGAATTTCCTTTAAGGAAGTGCATCCGTAAAACAATCCAGAAGCATGCTCCAGATTGACTAATGGGTCGAAAAGCCCTGCTGGAATTTCCTTTAAGGAAGTGCATCCGTAAAACGTACCACAATAATAATAATAATGCATTGATGTCAAATCTGGTATCGGTTCAAACAGTTTGGCTGGTATCTCTTTAAGATTAGAGCAATATTGGAAAAATTTAGCAATGTTATCGCTATCAACATAGCCATTGTAGAATAAATCATCGGCGATGTATTCCAATTTTCCTTGATTTTGAAAATCTGCAATCCTAGCCTTTGATTTTCCGATGCCCCAAAAAGCCAAAATAGTGTCTCTATTAAAAGAGATTGATACTATGCTATCGTTTGCGGAATCCAAAGATACATTATGGAAAGCATTACCATCCGTATAAGTGTGCGAGTCTTCATTACTTGTACTTCCATCTCCCCAATCTATATTGACAGAACCGCCTAAAGCAGTTATAGACACAGAGTTACCAGTCAACAAAACTTGCATCTTTCCGTTAGGTTCTGGTTTCATCGTCATAATGTCTAATTCGATTTCGTACGACTTTGATATGGTCGTGTCCGAAGAAGGTGTGATGTATCCAGTATCTTCGCCTCCACTATATCGGATAACGTAATCGTAACGTTCTCCTTTGGCTAATGGCACTTTTACCGTTCCTGAAGAAAGGTCGTATGTCAAGCTATTGATTTCAACGGTCGCTCCTTTTATTACTCCATATTGACTTGTCACTTCGAATGTAACAAATATGGTTTCCAGCGTTGTTCTTGCTGAAATTGACAAATAAGGATAAAGACTCTTCATTCTCTCAATGTCTTCCTTGATAGCCTTAAGCACAACATATTTTCCGCTCAAATATGCGGTTTCCGTATATTCGCCGTTGTCGCCAATTCCTTTGATTCTTGAAAGTTTATTCAAGATATTGAAATCCGACTTGGTTGCATCAATATTGGTGCATCTAGCGTACTTTAATGCGTTCGTTGAGGAAAGAACGCTGTCTGCGATACTTAAGAAGTCAACATTTGGGCAGTTTTCGACAACTAGTGTTGAAAGGTTCGCCCACGACTCCATGGTTAAACCGAGCCCCAGCTTCTGCTGGTTCTTTAACGTCAAGTTGGTAATGGTGGCTGGAAGCTGCAAAACTCTGAGAACGCCGCCCTCAGCAAGGTTCACGGCTGTTGCGCCAGTGCCTCTCGCATAAATTTCCTCGATGTTCTCGCAGCCGTTCACGTCAATGCTTGTGGTGTAGTTCGGACAGTTCTGGATATCCAGCTTTCTCAGCTTCGAGTTGTTACCCAGGGACAAAACGTTGAAGTTTCGATTTTGATAGCCTGCCTTGGAAGAACCGATAATAAGTTCTGTTATATTGGTTGCCTTCGATACATCAACCGTACCAATGTATAAAGCCGACAAGTCGCCAATGCTCTTTATCATAGAAGCATTGTAGATAATGGTCTCGGTGTCGTTGAACTTGATGCCAGCAGGTGCAGTGATAGTCTTCACTTCTCCCTCTCGCATTCTCTCACTCTTGGTCACGCTACCCCAGCGAATAGTTCCATACATTGCCGAGAACGCACCGATGGTGATGTCTGCCTTTGGCTCGACACCTACCCATACACTCGGTGTGTATGTTCGGAAAGTAATGTAGTCTGACAACGAAGAGCCTGCCTGGAACTTAGAATCCATGTACTTGAATCGGTTGTAAAGCCACCAGCGGCGATGAGCGTCACGGCTACCTTGAAGGGCATACAAGAACGCTCCAGTCTTCACGGTCTGAGCCGTACCGCTGGAATAATCCGTATATCCGTCAATCAAAGGAGACTCGTACTTGAAATAGCCGTCTTCGTTGTAAACCGCCTCGCACCACTTGTCGCTCTGTCTTGTGTTGCAATACTCGATAACCTTGTCATAGGTCAGAATGTTCTTCTGTCGCAAGGTCTGATAAAGGCTCTTGATGTCATCGGCGAATGCGCTTTCAACGAGCTCCCAAAGCAAGGAGTTCGCTCCATTGTAAGCGTTCAAGTTGCCGATAACATCGTGTATCTCGATGTTGTAGCTGAATCCGATTGCGCCCTCGTTGTTGATGCCGAAGACGGTATCGTTATCATAGAAAATGAAAAGCCACTTGCCGCCAGTGTAATATGTCAAGAACTGGTTCTTCGCTCGCTGATCAACCATTCCGAAAACCAATGTAATGAGGTCATAGAAGAGAATTGTCTTCTTGTCGAAATATTGTTCCAGTTCTGCCTTGAACTTGTCAACGTTACCCTTGCAAGAAACTACCCATGTAAACACTTCCTTCATCTTTGAGATGTCTTCGTTGCCGTCAGGATAACGACCTTCGAAATCGTTCTTCCATCCGTCACCGCTGAAATCGGCTGAAAGGAAGTTCGAGCGGTCGCTGGTGTTGTTCAGAAACTCCCACGATTCGTCCCCCTCCGCAAAGCCGAATGTGTTCTCTGCGCTCTTGTCGGTGTTGAAGTTGTACTTGCCGATGAACAGAGGTGTCTCCCCTGCCTTACTTCTGTGGAAAATCAAACATGGCTCTCCATATACGGTCGTACGGATGAGCGAGTTCTTTTTCTGTGGCTCTGTCTGTATGCCCGCCTCCTTGAGCATCCAGCCGATATAATTAGCAAGTCCAGTGTTGTGTGTGCCGCTGCTCTCGGCGAAGTCCGCTTTCCAGCAGAAGGCGTTCGCTGGCAAAACTGCATCTTTATCAAGCGCAAAATTATCCTCGTGCTTGCCGCTGGCGGTCATATTGAAGCCGTTCTTGAACTTGCCCTTGTAGTTCTTGCGTGGGTAGTACTGGGAAGAAGTACCCTGCACGTTCAGCTCCACGCCGTCTGCGGTGAAACTATTCGCTGGATTGTTCTTGTCCACATACTCGATAGCTACGGTCTTCTTGTCGCCCTTGTACTGGGAAAGCTCACCAGTGATAATGAGACACGGAATCTGCTCCAGCAACTTGGAATAGCTCAAATTGCCGTATGTATCATAAACTTGGTTTCGGTTGAAGATAGTCAGTTTCTTCTCTATGTCGTCCATATCCGCAATATAGTTGTCCAGAAGCTGCTGGGCGTTGAGGTTGTTGGAATAGCTTCTGATATTGTAGAAGTCGATCGTGGCTGTCGAAGAATCAACGGTTATTCCTACAGGTGCCGACTGCGTGAATCCATCGTTGTTCGGGTACTGCAAGGACTGGGACTTGATGCCGTTGATGTAAATCTGCATCAATCTGTTATTGGCTCGTTTCTCGATAACGAAAGAGATGCGGACACGCTCATCTTCCTTGTACTTGGTCTCCAGTGCTGATTGCTCAGATTTAATGGAAATCGTGTTAGGGGTCAGTTGCAAGCCGATGCCGCCCTGCATGCATGATAGGATTACGCTTGTAAAGTCGGTTATCTGTCTTACGGCAAACTCAATCTCTATTGTTTTTCCAGTTTGTCTGATGTCCTTGGCGAACAAATGCAAAGGTATGCTCATTGTTGCACCGCCGCTTAAGCGCATTGCAATGTTGCCGTCCGAGTCCTCGACCCAGCCGTTGGTCTGATAGTTCATACCATTGAAAGAAACTTCGATGTCATTGTACTTCCATATCTCCTTGTTGGTGTCTTGGTTGCTCCTGCCCTGCGAGGTTAGGAACAACTCGAGGTTCCGGGTTTCTGCCTCTGATGTGATGGAAGACTTGTCAACAGTCAATGGGAAAGTCTTGCTTACGCTTCTGCAAGTTATCGTCATAGCGGCACCGCCTTGGCTCATCGACTTGTATACCCACGATTGCTGGGTGCGGTCAACATTTCGGGTTGCCACGGTTGAGCCGTTAATCTTCAAGGTAATGTCTGCTGGGTTGTTCAATGGATCATAGACCACGAAAGGAATGGAAACCGTCTCGTACTGCTTCATATAGATATGTTCCATGGTGCTAGCGATGATTGGGGTTTCGTTTCCTCGCTCGATACAGACGAGCGCAAAGTTAAGGTGGTTACTCTCCAGTTCCGACCCCTGCACGGATGCGGACAGATAAACTTCCAGGCTATGCGCTCCGTGCGCTTGCGCTGGAATCTCAAAGGACTGCTGGCGGTTGTTGACTTCCGTCTCCTCGGTGTGTATCTCCTCGCCGTCCAGGAGAATATGGACGACCTTCTTGATATTGCCGATTGGTGTGTACACAAATGGGATTGCACCCTCGTATGCGGTCACGCTATCGAAGCTTGAAGAAACAAAAAGGTTTACGGTTGTGACTTCGTAAACGTAGCTTCTGCTGCTTCCCTCCCCGTTGTCGATAGTGAATCTGATTTCTGTAACATCATCGCCTATGTACTTCGTTACATCAATCGTATAGGTGCTGCCCGAACGCAGGGAAATGCGCTCACGCTGCAAACCCGCAACGTAAACCGTACAAGAACCGCTCATCTGAGAAAGGTCTTGCTCGTTGTCGTAATAGGATAAGTACCTAAACTTGAAAATCTCGGCACTCCCAGGGGTCGTATATTCGCTAGGCGTGGCGAGAATCGTATTTTTCATTGTCGCTTGCGTTGCTCCAGTGTTCGGAAGTTGAATCTGCGAGAGAACCAAGTCGGCGTATTTCTCGCTGTCTTTGTTGTAGTTCTTAGCGTCTTCCTCGCTGGCAAAAACCTGCAAAAACTTGCTATCCTTAACTTGGAAGAAGCCGCCCTTCTTAGCGAATGTGTTCTTGATGAGTTCTTGTACTCGCCGTCCCGACACCGGCAAGTTTCCAGTGCTGGAATCCCCTCCCCAGTTGGTGGAAAGGCTTATCGGTTTATCATAAACTTTTGCCATTGTTATTACTTTTAATTATTTTTCCATGCTTCGCTATCAATCCATGGTTTAGAGTCTATCCAGTGCCCGCTCCCGAAGCAAGAACGGACCGCTTGCCAAACAAGCCTCGCTCCTCGATAGACCGCCGCGATAACCTTGCCCTTGGCTTGTATTATCGCTATGTCGTGTCCAAATGCCCGAATCATACCTATTCCTCCTCGTAAACAAAATAAATCTTGCTTTCGTCCTTGTTGATGGAATTATACTCGCTTTCCCCAAGGACTAAAAGGCTGTCTTCGTGCTGCCCGATATGATTTACGATGTCCTCGAAAAGCCCTCCGACACGGTCTGCGGTATTGCAACCGACCTCCGTCTCATTCTTGACCTTTTGAGCCACCTCCCGCATTTGGGGAATTGTCTTGATTACTGTGTCTGCCATACGCTCTAGTCTCCTATCGCATGCACGTGCGCCCGACTACCTCTAACCGGGCTTATCTGCTTGCTCTTTGCGTGATACTTAAGATAATATAGGCAGTCGGATAAATACCCTTCTGCCAATCCCATAATGTCGTTGTATTGCTTGTTGTTGGTTATGTCCTGCACATGGTCGGAATATTCGTCTCTGTGACGCATACCGCCCGCACGGCTTATAATTGTTCCATCGGCTCGCAATAACTTCGCATACGTGAAATAAGCGACCGCCTTGCGTACACCGTTACAATACCTTAGCTTCTTGAATTCGTTTCCGTCCTCGTCTCTCTCCTTGGTGTCCCACTCGCCTCCGTCCAAGAATAAATCGGGAATAAAAGAGTCATCGAAGGTGTTGTCCCATGGGCAAAGTCCGATTGATGCCTTGAAGTTCGCCCAGCCGATGGCTGGCAAGATAAAGGCATCCTCGCATTCTCGGATAAGCTTCTCCACCTCATCCTCATCAAGGTGTGCGCTGGTCGGTCTTGCAAGTTGCTTGAACTGCTCGACCGTCAATAATGGTTTACGTTCAATCTTTGGCATGGTCATTCGTTTTTGATGGTGTTGTTTCCCGCCTCGCTGCTGATATACTTCAACGGCTGTAGTTTTGGGTCTATGTTCTGAATGCCTGGATCGTGCCAGTTCTCGAAAATCTTCTTGAAGGCTCGCTCAATGAATCGCTGCTCTGTCGTCACCTCTCCAGCATAGTACTCATAGGCATCCTGCATCACTTGTCCGCTGAATCCCAGCTTGCCAATACGGATGGAGTAGAAGAGTTCTTGGTGGAACTGTGCGTAGATGCGCTCGATAACGCTGCTATCGGTCACGGAAAACTCCTTGTCGAAGTTCTTCGTTGGGAAAGCCACAACCTTCGGTTCGTCTTCCTCGTTCTCCACCTCGACAGCTAGAATCTTCGCTGTGCTCTCGTCCCCTTGGAACTGCAAAAGGTCTTCATCGGAAATCATCTGTCCGCTCTCCAACTCTTCGCCTTTCTCGTTGAACTTAGGAACGCCCTTCTTGGTTACGAGCATACACGATACGAGGAAGTTGTTGCGGACGTTTCTCATCTTCACGTTGCCCAGTCCCTCATCGGTCGAAATCTCCGTGATGGCAGAATCGTAGCTGGCTGTCGGATAGATATACTTTCCGTCTAGGCTCTGCCACAGAATCTGCCCATTGTAGCTGTCGATACCGCCAGCGTTCTCAATCTGTTCAAGAACGATGTCGGGGTCGGGATTGAAGGTGTTGATGCGCTCGATGGTCTTCTCGTTCACCATCAACCGCTTTCCGTTCCTCGTTTTCTTCTGCTCCCAGTCGGGGTGCAGCAAGACGTGCGCCACGTTCCCCTTGTCGTCCGTCTCTTCCAGTCGGCAATTTTCAAAGGGTACGTGGCTCACGCTCGACACCTGCCCGAGAACGTTGTAGTTCACGTGAAGGGCGAAGCCTCCAAACCTAGCGAGGTCGCCCGATACGTTCCGAAGCAAATCGTCTGCCGTATCCCCCTGCTGGTTCATCGCCAACGCTGCTAGAATGTCGCTGTCGAAGCCGTAGCCCTCAATGAATCGGGCGTAGCGGTTAAGGCAGAGCATTGCCGTTCCGCTGGCTTCCGTGATGCGTGCGAGGTTCTGCGGATATAGATTATCATATCCGTATGCCTGCATCTTGAATCGGCTCACGTAGCCAATATCAATTCTTCGCTTCGGCTTCTTAACTGTCTTTACGTTCATCTTGCTTGTGTCGTTTTACCTGTTGTTTTATTACTCTTCCTTGCCTGCTTTTTCGGCTTGGTCGAGGTCTTTTTTCTTGTCGCTGCCTGCTTTTTCGGCAGGATCTTTCCCGGTGGTATCATCTGCACCGCTGTCGCTGCCTGCTGGCGGCTGTTTGTTCTCGATAAGTTCCTCGCTGGGTATTTTCTGAAAGTAGCTCTCCATGTGTGGGTACTTTGTCAGATATTCGTGCGCTACCTTGTCGGTCAAGTTCTCGTTTGTGAAAATCTTACCATTATAGAAATCGGGGCAGGAAATGATGAAGCCTGCCTTCATTACGTAATTACATTGCTTTGGCATAGCCTTTTCTTTTTTGAGTTTTAGATAAATTTCAATCAAAGCATCGTGGTAACACTGCTGGCAGGTTGTCGGTACAAACCGCTTCCGTGTTACCTCGAAATATAGAGTTTCGATAACTGCCTTGTCGGATGCGTCAAAGGGACTGTCAAACCGTTCCTTCAACTCCCCGACCTTGGCTGTTGCTTCCTCGTAGGTCATAGCTTAACCTCCTACTGCTGTGGTCAGACTGGCGTACTTGGCTGCTGTGGTCTCGCTGTCGGTATCGAAAAAGAAGTAAGCTGCCTTCGGTACGCTCTCCTCTTCCAGCGTGATAAGCCAGCCGCCCTCGGTGTCGTCAGAGTACTTGTCGTTCTCGCCTGCGCTTGCCTTCAATGCCTGCGCATATCCGAATACCTGGTACTCTGCTTTTCCGTCCGCTCCCTTCGAAAGGTTGCGCAGGATGATGACAAACTTTCCGTTCGCCAAGCCGTCAATGATATTTGCGCAAACGTCAGGTGTGTTTGCCAATACCACGACTGCCACGGTGTTCTTCCAGCTGTTGCGGTACGTACCAACGGTAAGTTCTGTCTTGGTTCCAGTGAATGGCTTGCTGCCCTCCTGCCGGATAGCGTATGCCTTCTTGCCAGTCTTCAAGACCAATGTGCTAATTGTATTACCAACGACAGCAGACTTGGTGAAGTCTATGTCGTCTCGGTTGATGATAAGTCCATCGCCCTCCAATCCCTTTGTTACCTGGTCTTCGCAAGGGATGATGATGTCCTGGGCGATAAGGCTCTCGCAAGTTGTTGCCATATTAATTCGTTTTAAAATTGTTATATCCCCAACACCGTTTTGTGGGTGTTGAGGATTTGAAACTTAATACTTGATGAAGATATGGAGCGATTAGTAAGCTGCGTGGATCATATTCTCTTCGAGGAGAGCCGTGCCAATCTTACCAGTTGAATAGATATAGTTTCTACGCTCCTTGTGGTCGAACCAAGCATCCAGCTCACTAATGAGCGAATCCTGCGGTGTGCCGACCATCAGCTGCTTAGGGTTACAGAAGACCATACGATGAGGAAGGTTGTACGCTGTAGCGCCTTTCTCATAGCCCTTAATCATTCTGTCCCAAATGCTGACACTGGCAATTTTAATGCCGTTGTAGGTCGATGTTTGGAAGCCATCGAAGACCTTCTCCCAAGGCATAATGTCGTGGTAAGTCTTCTTGATGTCGTAAGTCAATGCGTCAGCCAGCGAGCGTGTCATAAGAAGCACAGCGTTCGGATCATCGATGATGCGTGAATCCACGTTCATAAGCATATTGTCTACAAGGTCGGTTGCCACACCCTGCTTGCGGATTGCCGCAATCTGCTCCGCCATCGTGGTTTCCTTGTTGGCTGCAATCTCGGTGCGGTTCTTTGTGGCTGTAGCTGCGAAAATTTTCTTGAAGAGACCATCGCAAGTGGTAAAGTACTCCTTCTTCAAGCCATCGGTCAGCTTGCCGCCCTCGGAAACAGTCTGCGCATCCTCAGCACCAAACCAGCCGAATCGCCAAACCATCTGCTTCATAGCACGCTCCAGTGCATCGGTGTAGATTACCATGAAGTCGGTGCTGGTGAGGTCTCCAATGTCTGTGCCGGTCTTCAAGCTGTACTCAGCGATTGAGCCTTTAAGCGAATCATAGCAAATCTTGATTGGTACTTGCCAGTCGCCAAGCTTCCAACGCTCCAATTTGTTGGCGATGCCCTTCTCGTCATACGTTGGGTCGCAACCGCTGCCAGCCTTGCCGACCATCTCCATCTCACCAATGATGGCGATAGGGTCTCCGTCCTTAACCTTAGTGATGGTGACGAAATCCGCAATGTCCTCATCCTTGTAGAATGTCTCCTGAACGGCATCCTTGATGGTCTTCAGATTTTCGGGTTCGAGGACAAAGTTCTCGAACTGCTTTACATCAAAAGTATTACTCATAATTTATAAATATCTAATTTGTTTTTTACTTGATTTCTTACAACGTTTTAGTCCTTGCTTGGTCGCTTCTTGAAACGATAAGCCTTGACCTTCTCGCTGATAGTCTTTGCGTCCGCCTTAACGTCCACCTGCTCTCCTGCGCCCTTGCCGCTTGGCTGTCGTTGTGATGGCTGGTAGTGGCTGCTGAAGCCTGCAAGCACCTTCTCCGCACCGCCTGCCATCTTCACTGCATTCAAGATGCGCATATCTTCCTTGCTCTTCGCAAGTTTCTGTGCGCTTGCCAGCTGTGCCTTGGTGTCACTCAACTGCTGCTTGAGTGCTGCTACCTGCTGCTGCAACTTGGCTACGGTGTCGTTGTCGGTGCTTGATGCGCTGCTGCCCTCACCGCCTTCACCACCCTCATTGTCGGTGTCGTCTGCGGTCTTAATGTCGGTGATTACACCATCCTCGACAACGATTGTCTTTCCATCTGGCATTTCAAACGTTCCGTCCGGACTTGCCTTGTCGCCAACCTGCGGGTCTCCCTCCTCACGCTCTACGGTCAGTGTCTGTCCGTCCGCTGTGTTGAGTTCCATAGCCTTTGGCTCCACCTTGGCTTGTGGCTCTACCTTGGCTTGTGGCTCTACCTTGGCTTGTGGCTCTGCCACCGCCTGCTCTGCTTCCTCCAGTGACTTCACGCCCAACTTGGCGAGGATCTTGTCAAGGAGAGAAGCCTTAACTTCTGTTTTCTTCTCCATTGCTTTTGGATTTTGTTGTTTTGAATTAATAAAATTTTCGATATTGCGCTTCGATGCGCTTGCGCTGATTGGTGCAACGGTGCTGCTTATAAGACCTAGGCGCAAAGCCTCGCTGGTGCTGATGAAGATGTCCTTATCCATCAAGGCTTGAATCTCTTCCCGGTCGCACCCGCACCGCTCTACGTATGCGTCCACCATCTTGTCCTGCCACATCTGCATTTCCTCGCCCTGGTTCTTCAAGTCCTTTGCGTTCAGCTGGTCGCCCAGACACCAGCCGGGAACCCACGGATTGTGCAGGAGAAAGGCAGCGTTCTCGTATGCCTTGCGGCTCTCCTTTGGTGCTGCCAGCATAATGATTGTTGCCATACTAGCAGCCTTGCCCTCAATGGTGCAGGTTATCTTCTTGCCGCTCTGTCGCAGTCGGTCGTAAATCGCCCAGCCTTCGACAACAGAACCGCCATTGCAGAAGATACGCATATCGATGGTATCATCATCCTTCGGTATGCTTGCCGCAAAAGCATCTATATCTTGAAAGCATACGCAGTCACCACCAAACCATTGATACCAAAACTTGTTGTCTTGGCTGTCGATGTCGTTGTATATTCTGAGTTTAGCCATTGAAACGTTATTTTTAAGTTTTAAAACGCTGCAAAGATACGATTATTTTCGATATGTTTATCTCATAAACAGTTAATTTTCCTAAACAAGCCGAAAATTTGCGCTCTAAGCGGCTTTTACTGCCTTGGGCGTATAACTTTACCACCTTCGACCAAAAACCGCTCAGAACGCAAATTTTGATAAAATAACAACACCATTAGAGCCTGCCGATATTCTCTATCGTCTGCACTCTCCGCTGTGTTCTGTTTATCTCTTCAACGCTCACTACTGGTTGTGGCGCCATCTGATACCCTCTGGCTACAGCTGCCGCAAGCATATCCATACCGATGTTGCTGCCTCCGTTGTTTACTACGATAGGAACGCCACCTCCTAGCTGGTTGAATGCGGATAATATCGGACTGAACATCGATGTCGCCTTGGCGGTCATTACGCTCTCTCCATTGGAAAGCCTTGCCGGGATGCTGTCGCTCGTTCCAGTGCCCGAGCCTTGGACGTAGCCACCAGTGGAGAATCCCTTGACTGCTGCCTTGGCTGCTGCAAACGCTGCCTTGATTAAAGCAAGCTTGGCTGCTGCACTTGCAACTCCTGCCCATCCGCCATGAAGAATACTATCTGCAAGAATAGCTGCATAAGACGTAGTTATCTGCTTCTCTATCGCATCTAGGTAGGTTGTCAGCATGGTTTTGAGGAAATTATGAAAAGTCAGATCCTGACTCTCGAAAAACGCAGCCAACCCATCACCGATTATAGCGATGTAGTCTGCAATCTTCTGATTTTGTTCTTGCAGTATCTGTTGCTGCTCTTTGTTTGCTTCGGCTTGCAACTCGATAGTTGTATCGTGCAGTTCCTGCTGTAACAACTTCTGCGCTTCAACATTCTCTTGGGTCATTGCAAGTTTCTGCTCTAGGAAAGCCTTGTATCTCTCCAGCTTGGCTGCATTGTTTTTTTCCTCGCCAGTGCCACCGTGCATAATGTCCGCTTCCCTGCGCTTCTTCTCTGCTTCCTCGAACTCCTTGTTGATTTCGTCCACAATCTCCTTTGCTTGGTTCTTGATGTCCGCCTTCGCCTTAATCATAATGTCGAGCAGCTTAGCCTGCATTTCCTGCGCCTTTTCCGCTCCTATCTCTCCAGCCGCCACGTATGCGTCAATGCTCCTTGCCACCATATCCTTCTCCAGCTGTTCGAGGTCGTTGCTGTAGTCTCGCTCGTTGTCGTACATACCTGCGAGGTATCGCTTCTTTGCGTCCATTACTTGCTCGTTGTACTTGTACTGGATAAGTGCAATCTGTGCCTGCAATTCCTTTTCCTGCTTCTTTCTGCGCTCTGCCTCTGCCTTGGCTTCCGCTTTCTCCTTGGCTCTCTGTGCCTTGGTCTTGGTGGTGCTGCCCTTGGCTGGTGTCGTTCCCTTGTTTCCGTTCACTGGCTCGCTGCTGGTCGCTCCACCGTCTAGGTTCGCAAGTTTCAGATGCTTCAGTCTTCCGTTCACTGCGTTCTCGTATCCGTCAGCGAATGCGTTTCCAAAGTCTGCGCCAGTCTGCTTAATATCATTCCATCCTTCCTTGATAAACTTGGAAAGGTCAAATATCTCCTTGAATCCCTGCTGTGCCTTGGAAAGGTCGAACGTTACGATACCCTCCAATATATCGAGCGCACCCTTTAGACTTCTGCCGACTTGTTTCATTGCATCGATGATAAGGTTTGCCACGCCTCTAACTACAGACCAAACTCCACGAAAAGCAGCTCCAAGTGTCTGAATAACTCCACGCAAAAGAAGGCTCTCGTTGTACCAGTCGATGAAGTAGTTGATGGTGTTGAACAAACCCTTCATTATCTGAATGAGCACCTTCGTTCCGAATTGTTTTCCTGCCGTGATGATTGATGCAAAACCCTTTTGACTGAAATCGAACATAGAACTCATATAGGTGTTCAGTTCCTTTTGTAACTTGATGTTCTCCAGCTGCACATCTCCCCAGGCTCCAGTCTGTTTCTTCACTTCGTCAAGGCTGGTGCTCATCGTGTCGAGCTGTTCGATAAGCTGAATACCAGCTGCCGCTCCCTGCTTTCCGAAGACGTTTTTCAGTATATCTCCAACCTGCTGGCTGTCCGCTCCAAAGTTCTTCATCTTCGAAGCTACCTGCTGGATGATGTCGAATGTGTTCTTCGTGCCGTTGGCTAGGTCTTGCTGCACCTGCTTTGATGAAATGCCGATAGCGTCAAGGCTTGAAGCCGTTCCGCTGCTCATCTCACGGATTTTCTTGCTAGCCATAGTGATAATGTCTAGACCCTTATCGCTGAAAATGCCGCTTCTGGTCTGCTGCAATATCGCCACAAGCTGGTCTGCCGATATTCCTGCATCGTGGAAGGTGGGCGCATACTGCTGTATCTTCTGCAACATATCGCCCGATAGGTCTGCACCGCTTGCAAAGCCCTTGTTGATTACGTCCATCGCCTGCTCGCCCGATAGATGGAAATTAGCCATAAGGTTGTCAGCCGTTCCGAGAACGTCCTTGAAATCCTTTCCCATGGAGTCCGCTGTGGCTGCGATGCTGTTCCTCATCGTCTCCAATGCCTCCCCGGTGTAGCCAGTGAATTCCTTTGTCAGTCGTGTGGCTTCCATCAATCCCTTGTTGTAGTCATAGAACCACTTAAATGTCATACCAACACCGACAACGCCAGCGAGTGCTGCAAAATATGGATTCATAACCAAGCCGATTGCGGTCTTACCGAACGCCTTCAGCTTGTCTGTCAGTCCATCCATATTCTGCGCCAGCTTGATGATGTTGCTAACCTCGGTATCATTGACAATATCCATACCAAAGAACTCCGTCCCCTGCAGGTCATCTGCTGCTTGCATCATCGAGTTGTAGTAATTGCCAACGTTGCGATAATATCGTTGCGTCTCCTCCTCTGCCAGTTTCAGCTTTTCCGTTATCTCGTTTATGTGCTTGGCTAGTGCTTGCCCCTTCGCTCCCTCACGCTCTGCCTTTGCCATCTCATCGTATTGCTTGGTGGCATTGGAAAGCTGGGCACGCAGCTGCTTCAAACTGCCCTCCTGCTCGTTCTCTGTGCGCACGTTGTTCTGGATTTCCTTCTGCAAGGCACGCACGTTGTACTGGTACTCCTTGATGGTTGCGTTGATGGCTTCCGTTTGCACCTTCATCTCGTTGGTCGTGATGGTCTTGTCTTTTTCCTGCTGCTGCAAGTCCTTGATGGATTGCTTTAGCTGATCAATCTTCTCCTTGTATCTGATGATTCCATAGATTGCATCCTCGTACTTGACCTTGATGTCAAGAATCTGCTGTTTGTCTTCACTTACCATAGTTTTTTGTCTTTTAGTTGTTCAACTCTATCATTGTAACCTCGCAATATCCGTTGTTTGTTGTCTTGATTTTTAGAACAGCAAAATACGCTCCGTACTGGGCAAGGTACACTGGCTTCGTTTCATCAAAGTTCAGTATCTCCAAATCGGAAAGGTTGAAACGCTCCGTTATCTGGTGTGGGTTCGCCACCGTCTTTCTCAACTTTTCCAGCTTGCTGTCGAAGATACCTTGCAGGTCGATATTGAAAGCCAATACCGCATAGCCGGCATCGTCCTTTGCAAGATTCACGATTCGGTCTTTGCACGCCTTGTACTTGGTGGCTGTCTGTACCGTTAACGTGGTTCTACCAAAGGTGCGTTGCGTACTCTCCCACTCGTATATCGGTATGCGGTTTCCGTCCGTGGCTGCGAATGGCAGCGTGCAAACGTCCTGCGTATATTCCAGCGTCTTGTTGTCTATCTCCATATCTGCATCGTGCTTCTGAAAGACGGTGTCGTCTTCCTTCCACTTGTAGATGTTATGCTGGCAGTAGTCCTCTACGCTGAAATCGGTCTGCCTTGGATGGTTGCAAGCTTTGCTTGGGATGAGCTTCTTCGTCCAGTCCACCGCTTGCGCCTTGTCTTCCCATAGACTCACTATGTCCGCAAACGCAAGTCTGCCATCGGTGAATCGCTGGCTTGGGAACGTTGATGTCAGAATGCAGATACACTTCAGAAAATCCGTCACCTTGATGTCTGGCAGGTTCTTGCCGATAGGGAAATTTCCTCCGTAGGGTACTTCATCGCTCTGACTGATGCTTGCAGAAATGCGTCCGTTGTACCCACGCAACCCTCTCAAGACCCCCTTACCGTAGTGTTTGAACTCGAAGGTCACGATGTCGCCCTCTTCAAGTTGAATCTCCCCTCGCCCTGCTGCAAGGTGTATGAACCGTCCGTTTACCTTGTCCGAGTCGTAGTCTGTAATATACCTTCTAGAAGAATCATCTTCGTCTATCTCCTTGCCTGCGATGTATGTCTTTGTGTACTCGCTTTCCTCCTGGTCGCTCGTATGCTTTGAAACAACCTTGATTTCAACGTAGCAAGGATCATACTGATATACTCCGTTCCATTCGGTAGAGCCTTCGTAAGAGTTTCCGATATGCCCATTCGGTCGTGCATTTGATGCGTCCCACGACCAGTTCATCTGAACATCGAAAATCATCGTGCAGGCAATCTTTACTTTCAGCTGGCTATATCTGGTCGCAAGTTCCAGTCCATCGAAGACCTCCGATAGGCTCGTTGGCTGGAATTCGAGAATGCCGAGGTTCGTTGTTGCGATGAAAGTACCCTCAAAGCTGCCTACGACCGTCTGTGCATCTGCCTTTCTCGTAATTAATGGGACCGCAAGCCCCTTGATGGTCTCTTTCGCCTGGCTGCTCCATCCGAATACAACCCCGGTCTGTACCGTGATAAGGTCTAGGATATATTTTGCCGTCACGCTTGGCTGGATTGCTCCCTTGTCAGCATAACCAAAAGAGCCACCTCCGCCAAACGAACCGCCTCCGCTCGAAGAAGTCTGTACTTCCCTGCTGCTGGCTCTCGCCCGGCTCTCAGTCTCGCTCTTAACTTGAATGGTCGTTCCACTGCTGTACTCCTTGATTGCGTTGATGACAAGCCACTCTGCCGTGGCTGGTGCTTGAAGGTCTATATCGATTGGCTCACTCTCGCTGGTGTACTTCACGCTGTATGGTGCGAATCTCGATGTCTCGTATTGTGTTCCGCCCGAAACGTAGTAGTTGCTTTCCGAACCTTCGCCTGCTATCCAGTAGAGCATTCCGTCCTTTGATGGCTTCACGTAGATGAGCCTTCCTGCCTGCTTATACTTGGTTACGTTCACCGTAATTTCTGTTCCACCCTTGTCTGCTGGTATGTCTTCCACTCCCCAGGCTTCCGTAAACCCGGTGGCAGGGTCGTAGCTTCCGTATTCCACCTGCCCTGCTGGTGCTTCGTCCATCAATGCAAATCGGATGCTGATTGTCGTCATAGCTGTTTTCGTGTCTCCACTGGCGCAAAGGATGCCTGCACCTATTGTTGCCTGCAAAATCGGGTCGGGTGCTGGTATGGTCGGATTGGTTTCCGCCTCGGTTGTTCCTGCATCCGCAGCAAGGCTAACGATGTTCTTGTTGATATCGAGTATTGCCCAGGTTCGATAGTCCCCCTTTCCCAACACTTTGCTGATTGTTGCTCTCATTCCAGCCTCGAAAGGTATGATTGTGCACCGATAGGCACCATCGGTCAGCACCTCTCCAGATACATATATTCCGACCTCTGTTCCTGTTCTTATCTTGCCGTCAACGAGTGAATATGTCGTGTTGCTGTTCCCTCCAACGTTGCGGTCATAGCCCTGCCAATCCTCGCTTGATGTCTTGACCGCTGCAGGGTCATAGGTTCCATAGAAAACTCCCTCGGAAATCGCCTTCTCGTAGGTGTAGGAGCTGTTGTTTCTGTTGAACCGCAGATACTTCGTGCAATTTAACTCGTTCAGTTTCAAGTCAGACGACAGAAGCGTTGCAAGTGCCTGGAACAATCCCCAATAAATCGAAATTTCGATGGTTTCCTTTACGCTCAGGACGCTTGCCCTTCCGTTGCGGATAATCTCCAGTCCGTTACGGAAATAACGTGCTGTGTGGAAAATATAGGGGTATTTGCTGCTTGTGCTCGGTTTCCCTGCGAACTCCAGCACCGCCATATTGTGTGCTGTCTTGGGCAGGTTGATGGTGTATGTCGTGTTGGCGGTCATTTTCGTGATGTCACGGAAAAGGTTGCTCTTGATGTCGAGCGTGATTGCCGTTTCCTCGCTCATATCCATCAAGATGCCATCGATGTAAAGTTGCTGGTCTGTCATAGCTGCTGAATCTGTGTATCGTTAATAACTAGGTTGCAGACGAAATCCTGCAACTCTGCCGTTGTCTTGGTGTACGTTCCTGCCTTGATTGTAACGCTCTGCCACTTGTTGCCCCCGAGGTACATATCCACGACCGGACTGCTGGCTAGGTCTTGCAGAAAATCGAACGTCTCGCTGTCCACAAGTGATGCGCAAAGAGGTATGGTGTCCTCTCTGCTGTAGCCCTGCCGTCTGCCGTTCGCTCCGAGGTAGCCGAATATCGTATCGTCATACCCTCCGAGGTTGTTGCGAATGAAGCTTGTGTCGCTGCTTATCGCCCTGCTCTCATCGCCTTGCGTGAATAGCCAGTAACGGTAAAAGCCGTGTCGGTCAACCCACCGAAGATAAATGCCCTTCTCCGTGTCGTTCCTTTCTATCCTTGCAAGGAGAGACTGCTTGCCACCGCTCGCCATCGCAAAGGTAAGGTCGAAAACGTCCGTGAACGTTCCCTGCTCTATCTTGCCATCGTAGTCGTAGATGTTCCAGTACCTCGCCTTGCTTGGCAGAACGCTGGCGTTGATGTCCACGATGCCATCGATGCCCGGCTTAACCATTTTGTTCGGTGCTCCCTCGTAGCCGACAAGTATCTGGGAAGCCGCATTGAGATAAAAGCCAAAGGAGAAAGGAAAATGCGTGAACCAAGTGATCCTCTTGAATCCGTTCCACGTCTCGCCTGCCCTCATCGCTCCCCACACGTAGAAGGTCGTGTAGCTGAATGTAGCAAGGTCGCTCCCCTCGCTGTCCTTGACCTTCACGGAAATATTGAACACTGCCCCGAGTTTGCTCTGCTGAATCTCCTTGGTGTAGTCAAGGATCCCGAAGCTGATGCCATCGAAGAGTGCCTGCACATATCCCCGGTAGTCCATAATGCAGTTATCTGCAAACGCTTCCACGATGTACGTGTGCGCCCTGGTCTCCCTGCTGATGGTTGTCTCGATGCTCGCAACGCCCGAGCCGCTTGCCTTGATGATGCAGGGAAGGAATGCGAAGCCTACAGCGTCCGCATACTTAATCGTGATGCCGTTTTTCTCTGTCTGTCTCATACCGTCTCATTGTTTAGTTTGATACTCCCCACCGACTGGTGGATTAAGAAAATAAGTCGCTGCCCCAGCCGTTTCATCGTGTCGGGCAAAACGTTGCTGTACACGTCAGCCCTGCCGCCAGTGCGGTGCAGCCTAGAACCCTTGTTAGCGATGGTGTGGGCAATTGCCCCTGCCATACTCATATCGCCACGCTCCTGCGGTGTGTACTTGTGCGGTCGCTGGGTCTTGTAGGGGATAGGTGTGCCGTGCAGTCCCTTGTCCTTCATCCACTGGCGGATGATGCCACGGAAGCCGTATGGTATCTTTCCTGCCCTTCGTCCAGTCTCCAGCACACCGAATGGCTTGTGTCCCCATAGGATGGTCTCATCCTCGCTGGGCTGCTCCACCTTTAGGCTCGCTATGGTGCGCCCCGATGCGTTCTGTCCGTTGATTCTGATGTGGTTGATGATAAGCTGCCGTGCTCTCTCCACTTCCTCCCTCATTATCAGCGATGCCGCCTTGGGGTCGAATTGAATACCTCCCTTGCTCATACCACACACCCTCCTATGCTCTGTGTCAGTTGCAGGGAGTACATTACGCCCGACACGATCGTGCTCAGCCGCTCGATGATGGTCTCGTAGTACTGCTGCCCCTCCAATGGTTCGAACTGGTGCGACTGGTTGATGGCTCGTATCATCCTTGCCCCTGCCACCTTCATTCGGTCGATGCACTCTCCGTTGTCTTCTCCTTCCGCTCCCCTCGGTACGGTGTCGAGATAAGCCAGGGCAACGTTCACGGTGTCGTAAACCCTGCCGTTGCGTATCTCTGTCGTTCCGCTGGCTGGTATGATGCACACGATTGCCGGGTAGCTCAGCTTCTCCAGCTTGGTGTCCGCAGTGTCCCAGTCCTCGAAAAGGTAGGTGTAGTCCGGTAGCGTGTCTGCTGCCAGCTGCTTCAATGTTTCTCTGATTGTTGCCATAATTATCTGGATTTACGTTTCATCTCCTCCGCCTGCAACTTCTGCAGGTTCCGCTCGTAGAGACTTCTCTTGTTGTCCATCTCCATACACTTGTAGATGCGAAGCCACGGTGTCTTCAATACCTGGTCGTGGTCGCTGATGCCCATCCTCACTGCGTACCAGTCCAGCATACCGAACAATCCGAAGCGCAGGGTGTCGATGCCTGCCTCCTTCTCCAGTCTCGTTGGCTTCGCTGTGTCTGTGCTCTCGAAGAGCTTGTTGATGCGCTCCACCTCTGCTGTTACCCAGCCGATGAGCATAACGACATCAACCGCCCTTGCCTGCTCCACTTCCTTGTGGCTCAGACCGAGGACGGTTGTTACTATCTGATACAGACTTTCCTCGCTGTCGGATAGCTGGGAAAGATCAATCAGCTGCCCGATGGATAGCTGGTTGAGATTGCCGGGAACTTTCTTATCACCGACAAAAGCTGGTCGTGGCTGCTTGCCGATTTTATAGCTGGTGTGCCTTGCCACTGCCAGCCAGTACTTGAATGTAGTGTTCTTATCCATACGCTTTATAATTTTGTCGTAGTTATTGTCTCAATACGTGCGCCCTAGCCGTTCCGTGGCTTGCTACGGATAACTTCTTCAAGGCTACGTATCGTATTGCGTCTATGCCGTGGTTGAATGCGTCTATAGGCTGGGTCGTGGTCTCTCCATCCCTTGACTTCTTCCACTTGTATTGCTGCATATTCTCGATGATGCCGTAGCTTCGTCTGGTTATGTTGATGCGGAAACGCTTCAAGATGTCGATGCCGTTGTTGATGCTGTCCGCTCCCTTGGTGCTTCCTATTATCCACAGCCCTTGGTTGTGTATCTCCTGAATGCTCTTAGGCTCTGCCGAGTCCGCAATGATAAGGTCTCGTTTCGTCAGTCCTTGCTCCTTGCATCGGTCTGCGATGTCTTCGTTCGTCAGTCCGGGCTGGTAGATTTCCTCGTCCACCCATAACTCTCCGTGTGCGAGAATAACGTGCTCCAGCGCAGTTGGATCGTTGGTGAATCCGAAGTCCATACCCCTGCACTCCATCTTCCACTCCTCCCTTGGTGGCAGCTTGTCAACGATACCCCAGTTGGTGAATATAAGCCCGGTTATTTTTCCAGTCAGTCCACGCGCATATACTCGCCACAGCTCGGGGTCGTCAATCTCCTCAATCTTCTTGTGCTCCTGCTCAGTCAGGAATCGGTTGTTTCGGTGGTCGCTCAGTATCAAACGGCAGTCATCCCTGCCGATGATGTTGTTGTGCACCCAGAACCTTGCGCTTGGATTGTAGTCGATGAACACCTGCTTTCGGGTTCGGATGGCAAGCTGCCAAAATACTTCGTAGGGCACACCGTTCGCCTCGTTCACGAACAGGTAGTCACGCTTACCGTTCTTGGCATCCTGCGCATCCTGGTAACTCTTGAACTCGATGATTGAGCCGTTCTTTCCTCTGTAGCTGCTGTCGCTCTTGTTGTTCTTGAACCAGTCCAGCAGCTCTGCCCTTGTGTGCAGGATTGTGTCGAGGTCTCGCATGGCTCCCACCTTCAAGTTCGGGAGGTCTTGACCGCACACCGTGATAATTGTCATCGGATGCTCAAAAGAAAGCACTATAAGACGCTGCATAATGGTGTATGTCTTCCCCGAGGACGTGCCTCCTTGGTTCACGAGAAACCTTGGCTTCACGTCCGCATTCGGGGCATACAGTTCACCAATAACGTCAAATAGTGCCATTCTTCTAACAAACTAAAACTTAAAACTTAAAACAAAAATTATGGTAGAGATTTATTCTTTATCCAGTCCCTCACGCTCGATTACTTCCTGCTCGCTGGATGCACATTCGTGCCCCGAATTGATGTAGCGTACCTCGATGCCGCCTTGGAAGCCTGCGTTCAAATCAAGCACGACCTTATCCAGTCCGAGCAGCTTGCAAATCTGCGTTTCTGCCTTGATGATGATGTCGAGGTAGCGTGGTTCTCCGAATCCTCGCTTCTCGGCATCGTACATTATCGCCTTGACGGTCTCGATTGAAATCTGCTTTCCTCGCTCATCTACGATAGGCAGTCCCTGCTGGGTCGCTGTCTTTTCGTGGTAGTCTTCCTTGGATTTCTCCCAGGCTTCCCACGCTTCACGTATTACCAGTTTCAACCTTGCCACCTCGCTGGTTATCTTTTCGTCCGTGTCGGTCAGTCTCTCTTCCCTCCACTCCTTCAATAACCGCTGAATGTCGCAGTGCGCTTGATTGTATTTCGGTCTGTCGAGACGTTTCCTCACCTCTGCCGTGATTTCCCGCTCAGTCCATCCCTTGCGGTATAAGGGTGCGATAATCTGTAGGCGGTTCTCGATGTCGATGCGCTGTGCCCTTAACTTGTTGTTGTTACCTTGTGGCATATTTTGATTTCTTGAAATTTACTTGATTTTTTATAAAAATTCTACTTGAAAAACTTGCATATTTCAAATAAATTTCGTATCTTTGCAAACGTAATAAGGGAAGAGTCCTTATTTACTGAAACCCTCCGAGGATGAGGGAAAAGTAAAATGAAATCCCAAAGTCTTATGAACGTACTGAAAATTTCATTGAAGATTTGGAAAATAGAAATCTTATCATTTACGATTAGATTATTCTAAGCTCCAAGGGGTGGTGCTCGAACCACCACCCCACTTTGGGATTTCGTTTGCAAATTTACGAATTATTTTTCATATCACCAAATTTTTAACATTATGAATACTACGAATGAAACTACCTCCAAGTCTTGGGGAGGTGCTCGCAAGGGTGCAGGGCGAACGAAGAAATACGCTGCAACATTCTATTTCGGTGCTACCGAGGACGTGGCTAACATCTTGGAAGGAGTCGAAAAGAAAGACCGCAGCGACTTCATCAACCAGTGTATTCTCAAAGCGATGGGCAGGGGTTAAACTCCTGCCTTTTTCGTTTCCGCTCCCTTGGAGGTTATTTTGTGCGAATTTTGCGCACACGGCTCGAACGTTCCAATCACGCTTAGTTATACGCATAGTTTGAGAACGCGCCACATACGCCCGCATATCGTCTCATCCGTTTATTATCTCCCATTCCCCGGTGGCTTTTACCAGTTGCGCCATCGGTGCTTGGTCTGAGTACTCGCAGCTTGGGTCTTGGTTATCCCATTGGGCGATGAACCGCGACTTAGGGAAAGCCATCCGCAAGCAGATGACGGTCTCACCGCTGCCAGTCGGTATGGTGTAGGTATGCCCCTCCTTGATGGTGTCGGAAAGGATGATTCTGTATTCTGCTGCCAGTTGGTTCATCATATCCATTGGCAGGTGTCCGCTCGTTGCATCGAAGGAATCGGGGAAGGTGTTGCGTATCTCGTTCATACTCCACCAGCGGTTCGCACTCAGGTCGCCACCGGGCGATATTTCCACGCAGGGGATTCCGGCATCCTTGATGGCTCTTGATGCGTTGCCGCAGGAAAAGCAGACGCAGCGGTCGATGTGGTTCTCTTCCATGTGCCGCTTGATGATGTGGGCACGGATAGTCTTCGCACTTCTGCTGATGTCAATCGTCTGTGCCTTGTCCATCCTGCCCTCCTTTCTCTGCTGGTTGCTCTTCCTCGCCTGCTGGCGGTGCTACGCTGTTGAAGGTGTCCGCAAGCTGCTGTGCTTCTTCCTCGTTGTATTCGATGGGCTGAAAATGGTCTTGAACGTGTTTCGGGTCGCCCTTGTAGAATACCAGAACGTTGGAGTGCATCTTTTCGGGCTGTCGCATATCCTCGAACGTCTTCTTGATTTCGTCCATTTCGCCTTTATAGAAAACGAGCACGTTCTGGTGGCACTTCTGTGTCTTGCGGCTTTTCATACCGCCATCGGCTCTAAGGCATCGGGACGCGACCTGCTCGATCAAGATAAGTTCGTTGTAATAGTGAAGACCGAGCCGCAGGAAGGTGGAGATATTGTCGCCAACGAAATTTCGGTACTCTCCGTTCTTCTTGTTTCGCACCTCTCCAATCTTGACAACCAGGAATGAACCGTCCTTCATCTTATCCACGCATTGCTTGAAGATGTTCTCGTACTGGCTCATAAACTCCTCGTATGTGCCGAGTGCGCTCATATCCTCCTTGCTATAGACTTCGAGGTCGTAATATGGTGGCGAGGTGAAGCAGAGGTCGAAATCGCTGTCTTTGATTATCTGCCCGATGTTGTTAGAGTCACCGCAGAAATATTTCACGCTGCCGTAGTCCTTGGTCGCTTCTGTGTTGATGTCGACCTGCTCCTTGCGGATTTCCACTGCTTGGTAGTCGTAGCCCAGCGTACCAGCAACAACGCCCTTGGTCTGTTCTCCTCCGAATGGGTCGATAATCTTTCCGTGTGGCTTGCAGAACCATCGCATAATGATTTCTGCCAGTACTGGGTCGAAAAGGCTTGTACCCTGCGCCAATACGCTACGGTCCGCCTTGGCTTTCTCTTCGGGCGATACATAGTACTCGAGATACTCATCGAAAGAGATGCCTTTCTCTTTTCTGAACTTTTCGCTCTTGGAGTACAGTTCCTTGTATCGCATTTCCTTGGAACGGACCAGGGTCTGTTCACGGCTTGCCCCGATGTCCTTGCTGGAAACGATGGCACGCCATTGCTTCTTGCGCTCAACCCAGTAGCCTTGGCGTGTGTCGAGGATTGAGAAGGGAGGAACGACAAACTTATCCACTAGGCTTGGTTTCGGTGCTCCTTCTCCTTCCGTTGGAGTATCGCCCCCCTCCTTTTGTTCATTGCTGATGCCTGCCATACCGAGAATCCATTGTGGGATTGCCCAGTCCGTCAACGGCTGGTCTCCGAACTGGTTCGCCAGTTCTTCTGTGTTCCAGTCTCCGAAGCCTGCATTATCTTTGATGATGAATTCTTTCTTCTGCGCTTCTGTGAGGTCTGATGCCTTAACGATGGTTGCAGTCGGCTGCTCCTTCCACTGGCTCCAGTAGTTGGCGATTGCCAGCTTCTCTGCATCGGTCAGTCGCTGGTCTGTGTCGAGAACGTCCATAATGGCTTCGGGTGTCATACTCACGATGTGGCAGAGTGCTCTCGTTCTCATATTGCCACCCAGTGCCTTGTAGGTCTCATCCACGACTATCGGGCGAAGCTGGAGCATCTTAGGAAATACAAGGATGCTCTTTACCAGCTTTTGGAAGTTCGCCTCTGTTATGGTTCGAGGGTTCGCTTCGTTCTCGCTGACCCTCGATAGTGCGATTTCTTCTGTTTTCATTTTCTTCTTGTTTTAAGTTCGAAATTCGTGCTTATTTAATAAACACTGGCGCAAAGATACGACTTTTTTGCTTTAGTTGTTTGTCCTTTGCCCACTTTTAACTTTTTCCAACACTTCGTTTTATTTTATCCATCAAAGGCTCTGATGGTCTTCTGAAGGGTTGTTTCTTGTTTCTTTGGCTTGACCTTGACCGGGTATCCTGCGCACACCCAGGCGAGGAGAAGTGCGTCTCTCTGGTCTTGGTTCATTCTCGGGAGCTTTCCGTCTGAGCTGATGAAGTAGGCGATTTCGTCTTGTGTTATTTTTCCGTCCTTGCCTTTCCAGCACTTCTTCAGCGGCTTGATTATCTCGTATGGGATATTGTAATGCTCGCAGCATTCTACGATAAGGATCCCGGTCTGATGGTTCATCCCGGTTGAGCGTCCGATTGCTGCTGCCTTGACTGCCGACATAAATCTGCCTAGTACGTGCCAGTTGCTCTTGTTGAGCCAGCCGCCTTCAATAACGACCTTAATCTTCTTGCAGCTCTCGTTCATTGCCTTCAAGTAGTCAATCAGAGCCGGGAAGTTCATCTTGTAGGCTAAGAATTTTCTATCGTCAAATACGGCTCCGACACCGCTTTCCTTGATGTCGGGGTCGATTCCGATTATAACTGTTCCTTTTTCCATCTCGTTTTCTTTTGTTTTACTTTTGTTTTATTTTTTATTTTCTTTTTTTGTTATTTTCTTGAAATTTTCGTTCTAAGCCGTTATCTCTGCGTCTGTGGGTAGTTGTTCGGGTTGCGGAGTCTTACGTGCGTGTGTGCGCTTGTGTGCGCTTGTGCGCTAGCCCCCTACTATTCCTATCCTCTACCCTATAGTCCCTCCTCCTTTCATCGTCTTGCGGGCTTGAAACGGAAAAATCGAGGGAGTGCCTGGCGATATGCAAAATAAAGAATATCTCGTACCGAATGAGTTTATTCCGCAAACACTCCCTCTTTGGGTTGCAGGAAGTTCCCGATGTTCCTCGTTTCGGGATTCCTGCACTTAGCTGTCTTCTGTTATTTCTTCTATTTCTTCGTGTTCACCTCGCTTTCTTTTTTGTTGGAATGAATGCCGGACGACTCTCGTCTTTCCGAGTTGCCAGATTAATAATTTAAGTGATTACATTGAGCGCAAAGATACAGTCTCAAATGTGTTATAATTGATGTTGTTTGCCGTTTGCGGCATTCATTCGCTGGTTAAGTACTTATCTTGCTGCTTTGAGCAAGGATTGCTCCTTCTTTCTCCTTACACGCTCTGCAAGCCACTTGAAGTGCTCTGCCGCCTGCGGATCACGGAAAATGGAAGCCTGCGCTTCCAGGCTTGCCCTATCCAGCTTCTTTCTTTCGGCTTCAATTCTCCGCAGCTTCTTCTGCTTGTCGTTGTAACCCTTGACCTTTTCGGGGTTCGCCTTTCTCCAGTCGCTCGCAAGCTCAATCAATCTCTGTCGGTTCTTGCGGTAATACTCCGAGTTGTACTGAGAGACGTTGCGCCTTTTACGCTGTCTTTTTCCGTACTCTCTGATTCTGTCGGGGTTCGCCCTTCTCCATTCCCGGTTTCTCCTCATCATTTCTTCACGGTGCAGGACGTAGTATCTGCGTGCTCTCTCTCGATTGTGCTCTTTAATTTCCTCGTCAGTGTACTTCTTCTTTCTTCCCATTGCATTCCTTGATGTCTTGGTGTTCAACATATCGCCTGCGAGTTGGGCAGTACCTGCCGTTAATGCAGTTCCGCCCTTCCTCGCAAGCCTTGCAAAGTTCGCTCGCCATAGGCTCTCTAGAATGGGTCTGACGTGAAGGCGATGTTCTCGTGTCCCTCGAATGGGATGCAGCTGGCGAAGTCATCTACTTTTCCGCTGTGGATAGGCAAGACTTTGTATCTCCACGCAAAGTCCTCTCCACGGTCACGGACAAAGAACGCTGGTATCCACTTGCATTTCCCTCCGTTCCTCACCAGCACCTTGTCGAAAGGCTTGAATGGTGGCTGCTCCTTGCGCTTCTTTTCCTTGCTCTTCTCCCATAGGGTGCAAGCCTCCTGGAACGTGACGGCTTCGCCCTCTGTTGCTTCTCGAAGTTCATCGTGTACGCTGATACGCAGGTCGAAGGCTTGGTCGGTCACGAACTTCTCGTTCTCGATTTCGTACTGGTTGCCGAATGTCAGCGTGTCCTCGCTCTCGTTCTTGCCGATGAGCTTGCCGATGATTGTCAGCTCTCCGTCCTCGTCTTCCTCATTGAAAACGTAGAGTTTGCCCAACTCAAACACTGGCTTCGCTGGCTTCTCAAGCTCCAGGGTCTCACGGTTCAACTTGCCACCTAGTATTTTCTCTATTTTGTAGATATATTCCTGGGCGTCTTCTTTATTTGCTTTGTTGAAATCAGATGTTTGCATGTAGTTTTCATCCTCTTCAAAGTTCACCATACTACCCCCATCTTCCCATAGATAATACTGACCATGGAAATTTTCGTAGGCATCATCCTCAAACTTCTCAAAGATAATATGTACATTTCTGTCTTTAGAAACAAGCACGTCTCCCTTCTTCCAGGCAAACTTGCTCCAGTCTCTCATTTTATCGGATGGGAAAAGCATTACTTCGCCTCCCTCCATCCATCTGCCGTTCTTGTTGTAGGTGTACTCTCCGTTCTTGTCCGTAGTCCAGATTGCTTTCCCTGCTTCCTTGTTGGTTGCAAGATAAGCGAATCCAACCTTTCCGCACATTGGCGTATATAACTTAGTGCCAACAGGCACACCCTTCAAAATCTCGTAAATATCAAAATCTTTCTGTTCCATAATCTGAATGTTTTTATTGTTTGTTACTCTTGTTTCTTTTGTCTGTTACAGCTTGACGTGTCCCAGTTTCTTGTACAGTTCCACCAGCTCCAGGGTGTCGAGCCAGAAGTCGGTGTTGCCAACGTATACGTGATGGCGGTGGCTGTCCGTGATGATTTCTATCTTCTTCATTTTCAACTACGTTTAAAATTGTTTGTGTCCGCATTGTAATCCTTTAGGATACATTCGAGTGCCTTGATTTCATCATCTGCCAGCCAGATGTCTCTGTCGCCAACAGTCAGATGATGAAGACCGCATTCACGGACAAGTATAATATTCTCAACTCTGTTCATAGCCAATACGGTTTATATGATAACTATTTGAAAAGTTCCATCTGTGGATGAACGATGTCTGCCCGCTTCTTCTTTGCTGCCCAGATGAGAAGGCTGACGTTCTTGGTTCCAGCCTTCTCCGAAAGGTAGCCGATGATGTAGGTCAGTGCATCTTGAACCGCTTCTGCCTCACTGCCGTAGAAGATGCTGATGGTATCATATCTGCTCGGGTATCCGACCGGGCTGTCATACCCGGTCTTTCCGTTCTGAATACTGAACCCCCATATCCATCCGAACTGCGTCTTGGCGGTCGTTACCTTCCATCCCCAGTTGTCTGCACCCTCTACGGAATACTCGATTACGTGCGGATTGATGCAGAAATCCTTGATGGTGTACTTGAAGCCTTCGTGCTCTGCAACCGGCTTCTTGATGTCGTAGCTGTTATCGGTCAGCCACTTGAACCAGTCGTCCGAGGTCTTGAAAACAAGCCCAGCGGCACGGCATTCGTGGAAAAACAACTCATTCATTTCTATTCCCCCGATTTTTGATTATCAGCAATCAACTTGCGTAATCTAGATATAACCTCACCTGCGTTCTTATCGTGCACTCCATCATAGAGTCCAAGATGCATCATAATGATGTTAAGAGCAGGGTCATCTATTTCAATAGCCCTTTCTGCGAGTATCCCAAGTACACGTGCCAAAATCGTAAAAGTCTTAGGATAAGGAGTGCTTTTCGAACACTCTGCTATCTCTTTCAATAGCCTTGGCATATCAACCTTAAACACCATGTCGTTCATAACATAGTTCTGAACATTCTTGCTTTTGATTTTCTTCATATCTATCCCTCCTTGATGTACTCAATAAGTGCCTCACGCTGCTCAGGTGTCATTACGTCTGCGATGCGCTCGGCTGCATCTTGTCTGTTAGAATCATCCATTATCCCGAATGCGTTAACAATGATGTCGATAGTTGCTTCATCGTCAAGCAACAAAAGATTGGTCTCTAGCACATCCTTTTGACTGTCTCCGTCTGGTAAGTTATCAAACATATCGGTCAAGTATTCCACTTGGTCATTTTCCGATAAACCGTTGAAAATTTCCTCAAGGTCGATGTCAATGCTCTGATTATTGTATTCTGCCATAATTCTTTCGTTTATTTAAATTTTAGTTTTACTTTCAGCTGATAAACTCCTTGAACGCTAGGTGATACACATCATAAACAACACTAGTCACGTAAAAGCAGATAAGCCCGAACGAGTGCCCCTTGTCGTCAATTGAGATTATCGGGTATGGTTCGTTCGTTTCCCATTCCTCCGGCTTGATGTCGTCAGCCTTAAAATAAGCGTCCAACGATACTTTCATTCTCTCCAACACCGAAGTTCCGTATTCTTCCTTTATCTTCTGTTGGTTTCTAAGTGCATATCTTGCCATAATTCTTTCGTTTTAAGCGTTTGAAATCTGTTTGCCTTATAATTTTACCGTCCGAACCGAGAAAACGGCTCAGAGCGGATATTTTTACCCTCATTCGCTATTTTTCGGGCTTCCAGTCGATGCCCAGTCGCTGCAGAACTCCCTTCTCGTAGAATCTCGCCAGTGAATCCTTGGCTGGCTTGTTCCGTGGGTTCTTCTTCAAGTCGGCAAGGTTCTGCTGGATTACCCATCGGAACTTGTTGTCCTGGCTCTGCTGGGATGCTGGCTGTCGGTGCTTGGCTAGCTCGTAGCGTTCCCCGATGCTCGGTCTTGCCGTTGCCGCTGGATCCTGCGCCCTGGCTTCTGCCGATTGCGGCTGCTGGCTTGCGGCTGGCTTGGTGTTGTCGTAGTTGCCCTCCAGCACCTTCGGGAAATACTTCCGTGTCATTACCCAGTCGTATGATGCCCAGGAATGCCCTGCGTTCAGATAGTCGCTAGCCATAGCCTTGTCGATGGCTAGGTAAATCTTGGAAATATCTCCCTTGCAGTCCTTGAGCCTTCCTCTGATTGCCTCCTTGCGGTTGTCCGTCATCAGCGTAAGCCTTCTCATTGCGCTGTTGGTCTTGTCGTGCTGCTCGTTCCAGTAGTCCTTGATGGCTGCGTAGTCGATTTCACCTTTCTTGGATTTCTTCTCAGAACTTTTTTGCGGCTCTTCTGCAGCGCAAACGTTTTTCTCGGAAAAACTTTGCATAGAAGCTTCTTTAGAAGGTTCTAATATATCTGTTTCTTTAGAAACATCATTATCACTATCATTATCATATTCATTATCATTATCATAAGGTGAACGTTCGTGCACGTTCGTGTTACCTGCTTTTTCTCTTGCCTCTCGCTTTTTTCTTTCTCTTTCAAGTGCAATCTGTCTATTTTTCTCACACTTGGCTTGATACTTGTCTTGATTGCGCTCGATATTGTCCTTGATAAAGGCGAAAGCCATACGCACGACTGGTTCGAGACTGATAATCTCCCCATCCCTTGCGTAGAGAAATATCGCTCTCGTAAGTTGCCCGAGTTGTTCATCGGTCAGTCCCTCGATAAGAGCGTAGTATGATGTGTATAAGATAAATGAATCGTTCATAATTATTCTGATAATGATAGTTTCTTTTCAAGCTTCCGTTTGAGCACGGTAGCCCTGCGAGTCTGGTTGACTTCCCTTGTACTGAGAAGTCGTGGCTCTGTCTTCATCTTGGCGATGTAGGCTTCCAGGTAGCCCACAATCGCCTTGATGTCTGTTGTCGATACTTGGTGCATCATAAGCTTGAAAATTTACTTGATGAGTAATCTTCTTGCTCCCTGCACCTGCTTGATGTACTTGGCGCACGCTTTAGGGTGGTCTTCAAGATAAGCCTTGGCATCGAACTTCTCACTTGCCTTCGGTGCTTTCCACGTTGCCAGCGTCTTGCCGTTTCCGTCCACGATGCTCTCTGCGTCCCCGAAGAACAGCTTCAAGTTGTCCTCAATCTCATCCTGCTCGGTCTCCAGTTTCTTGTTCTGAACCTTGAGTTCCTTGAGCCTAGCAATCTGTTCGAGTATCTCCTTCGTTGCGGTCACTTCCTTTCCAGCTACATGGAGAGGAGACTTTAGGAGAACGTCTTGTGCGCTGTATGCAGGTGGCTCTTGGTTGCCCACGATGTAGTCAAGCCAAAACTTGGTTATCTCGTCACGCATCCATCTGTAAAATTCGGGGTCGAAGTCGATGTCACGGTAGCCGAACTCCCTGCCTGCTGTCAGCCATGCAAGTGCTCCATCCTTGTATTCTCCCACTCCGAGGTTCATTTGTAACTGGCAGAACCAATGCTTCGGAAGGTCGTCTGCATCTATCTGCATCTGCGTGGTCTTGCACTCCAGGATGCTCTTGCTCGCCTCGTTGTGCGTTGCCCCGGCTCTCCAGAAGGTGCGATCAGGAGATACACGCAGATATGGTGCATCGGTGTTCGTGATGGTGTAGTCGTCAGTGCTCGCCTTGATGATGTGGCAGTGGCTCTCTCGCTGGAAGAACTGCGCCACGGCATCCTCAAGCAGGTGTCCTGCAACCATCGCAAAGTTCTCAACCTTTGGTGGGTCGATACCCTTCTTGCGTCTCCACAACTGGTATGGCGTTTCCCACGGATTCAGCCCCAGCACCGTGCCTGCTTCACTTGCACCTATTCCGTTCGAGCGGTTCTGCAACCATTCCTCTCTGTTCTTGTACTTGATTATCTGTTTCATTGCCTTGAATGTTTTTATTTATCCATTAAGAATCTTCTTGCTGCTTCGATGATGAGCTGGCGAATGAATTCATCCCTTTTCATATCTTGGAAAATTCCATCTGCGAGGACATTGCTCTTGCCGGAGTAAGCAATATGGAAATCGTAACTTTGGTCTTCTTCTTCGTCCGCATCCCCAGTCGCCTCAACTGCTATCTGCAAAAAGTTTCTGTCTTCCTCGTTCCCCTCGCACCATGCCTTGTAACCGTCTGCGGTTCTATCGAAGTACTTGTCGATGGTGCTCTCGTGTCTCTGATTGTCTGTTTCGTTCTGTTTCTTCATTTGATTTACTGAATGTTTAAAAAGTTGCCACGGCTTCCCTTTGTCTCGATGGGACCCCACCCCATAGGTTGCACCGTGGCGGTTCGGGCTTAACGTTATAATAAAATGGCTTATTTCTTCGCTGCCGTGCCAGTCTTGCCCTGGCTGCGGCTCATTGCCTGCTGCGCCTTATTCTTTGCATCATCGGCTGCTGCCTGCGCCTGCTGTGCGATGGCTTCCTGCTGCTTCGGCTTCTTGAAAGTATCCTCTACGGTGGTCGTACCTTCCTTGATGGCATTGTACACACCGCCCAGCTTTTGAATGTCCTCTGCCGTGACTTCCTCGGCAGATTTCCTGCCCAGGTATTCCAGCAGCATAATGTCGGTCACTTGGTAAACCTGGAAGCAGGCAACGCAGCTCTTCCACTGGCTCTGCACGCCAGTCTGCTTGATGTGCTCAAGTGCCTTTGCCTGCACCTCCTTGACTACGCTTGAAATCAGTACCTGCGGCACGACCTTGCAGATTGCGTTTCGCTGTGCGATTGCAACCGCTGCATTGCCGACTACCACCTGCATATCCTGCGAGAAGGTATAGCCCTTAGAGGTCAGAATGCTGCGCTTCACTTCCACGGAGTAGGCAACATTGCTCTCGAGGTCGTGGCAGATGCCTTGTGCCGTGATGGTCTTGCCATCGTTGGCGATGATGCGACCCGCGATGCGGAGATTCTTCCAGCAGGCAGATATAATCTCAGTGAATCTCACGCTCGGACCCTCGATAATAGAAATCTGTCCGTCCTTGCCCTTGCGTTCGAGGTGATAGAAGCAGTTGTATGCCACATCATCGTCCATCGCTGCCAGTGCTACCATATTCTGCTTGCACTGGGCTATGTCTCTCGGGAACTTGTGCGCTGTTGCAATCTGCCCGTCAATCTCCGAGCGGTTGATGGCTTCCAGCATTTCGCCACCGCTTACTTGAATAATCTCATTGTCCATAATTCGTTCAATTTCTAGTTCAACATAATCTTTTAATTAACTCTAGTGGAAGGCTGGGGATTCGAACCCCAGTTGACTGCCAAAACTTACCCCCCCTTGCCAGCTGCCGAGGGATGCCCTTCCTTTGTAGGGCGCACGCTGTCAGTTTCCGCATATTTGCAGTAAACACTAACAACGAAAAAAACATTAACTATTCTAACCAATATGAATCTTTGCGTGCGCCCTTTGCCCACCGCTGTGGGGATTTTAGTGTCAAATAACCGTTATAATAATTTATGAAGCCTAAACCAGTTGAGCCATAAGAATGTCGAGCCTGCTTTCCTCGAAGGTGTCCATCGGGTCTTGGCATGCGTGCTGGCTGTTCTCCTCCAGCCAGTCGTCCATCACGTCCTTATAGTTGACGCAGCCCTCGATGGCTTCCTCCAGCCGCTCGCTGTCGTTATTGCTGCCATTGTGCGTCACGACCGCAATGTTGCCCACGCTGTCGCACCATACGCAGATGCCTCCTGCCTTGGTCTTGATGTCAACCCTTGCAACCGCTGGTCTCTGTGGGTCTCGGTCTATCTCCAGCCAGATGGCTTCGTACATCTTCTTCCTGCACTCCTCGATTATCTTCCTCATTTGTTACCTCCTCTCTGATTGAATATGTAACTTTGGAAGGTCTCACGGCACGACTTCAATACCTCGTTGTCCGTTCCGTCCAGTGGTATGAGCGGTATATTGTCCAGTGCAACGCATAGGTTGCCTTTAAACTCTCTGTACTGGATTCTTCGCTCTGCCTCCAGATAGCACTTGTTGTTCAGTTCGCAGCACTTTCTGGTCTTGCGGTTCGCCTTCCAGTTAGTGATAAGCCAGCAGATGTCTGTGTACTTCACGATCATCCTGCGCATATTGATTGATAACTTGCTCATAGGGCAACCCTCCACGCTCTCTTGATTTCTGCGCCATCGATAACCTTGCGGTTGTCGATTCTGCGGAACTTTACCTTCATCTTTCCAGCCTGCACCCATCTGCGCAGGGTGTTGCGATGGATACCCAATGCCTTGCAGGTTTCTGTCATTGTGTATCTGCCTGCATCCGCTACCTTTGGTTCTATGTTCGTCATAACTATGCCCTCCAAAATACTAAAATTGATACTATGGCAGCAAATGCCACTGATAAGAACTCGTCACTTGTAACAATATCGATGAACTTCTTCATACGCTCTGAATGTTTAAATGATTCTACTTACTTGCGCACGGTTGCACGTCTCTTCTTTGGTGTAATCACTCCAGCCTTGATGAGACAGACACGCACGTTCTGCTGAGTGCAGCCTACATGCTGCGATACTGCAAGCATTATTCTGCTGTCCGAAGTCTCGGCAGGTGCCTTTGCCCGGAAATCGGCAAACATCGCAATGATGTTCTTCTTTCGTTCGTCCTGCTGCTTCTGCAGCGGTGTTCGAAAATCATAATTAAAATTTTCTCCCATTTTTATTTGTATTTTAAATTATTTTCTTTATCTTTGCAAATGAGTTTTTAAACTCGTTTCTGAAATCGTTTGCAAAAATAAAACAAATATTTTAGATTACAAAACATTTTGTAGTGATTTTAATATTAATTTAATTTTATTTAATTTTGTTTTAATATGAACGGAGAAGAACTAAAACAATATATAAAGCGCTCGGGAATGTCCGTTGCTGCTGTTGCGGAGGAGTTAGGAACAAGTCCGCAGAACTTGAATGCGAAGTTTAATCGCAAGTCTATAAAGATAGATTTCTTTCAAAAGATAAAGGAAATCATCGATAAATGCGCCCCTCCCCTACCAGCCGAGATGGAAGAGGCTGTCTTCGGTTCAAATGTCAATGGTTCGAACAGCTCCAACGTTTCCCAGTCAATAGGTAGTGATGCTGCCTTGGCTGCTGAGAATAAACTGCTGCGAGAACAGAATGAGTTCCTGCAAAATCAAGTTAAAACGCTGCTTGCCATTGTCGGACAGAAATAATTTAGTAACTTTGCAAAAGGAAAAAGTATGGTTAGTCAAAAAACAACAAACGATAGGGAAACGGACAGAAGAAAGCTCTTGGCTGGGTATCTGTACGACTGCTCGAAAATGATGTACGGAAGCGTTGCTGTCGGTGGTCTGTCTCCTCTACTAACTGGTGACCCATTGCAGGCGGTTCA